TCAATTTGAGTGCTTTTTTATTTGCTCTTCTATATAGTTTTCTAGTTGATTCATTGATCTTTTTTTCACTTCGGGAGAAATATGGGCATAGACTTGTGTAGTAGAAACATCTTTATGACCTAAAAAATCTTTGATATCTTCTAAAGGTATTCCTGCTTGTCTCGTTCTAGCTGCAAAAGTATGTCTACCATCATGCACAGTTATGTGGGGGAGATTGGCACGTTTTTCAATTCTATGAGAAGCACCATTAACGGTTCGATCTCTTATTGGAATACCTTTATTTTTTCCGTAAGTGTTTATAAAAATAAATGCTTCGTGGTCATCTGTTTCAGGTAAAAAACCAAATTCTTTTATGACTTGATTTCTTAAAGTCAATAAGGCTTTCTTTACTCGTTTTGTCATAGGCAATGATCGTGTGCCAGATGGGGTTTTTGTGTCATCTGTAATAATCAAACCTTTGTTAGGTCCTTTTTCAGCAGCCCCAAGGCGTTCACGATTAATATTAAGTGTATTCTGAGAAAAATCAATATCAGCCCATTGAAGCCCTAAAACTTCTGATTTTCGCAATCCCTGATCAAATATAATAAGGAAAAAGGGATACCATATAAATGATTTTTCTTTTTTGGCAAATTCGAGAAATAGTTCAGATTGATCAAAAGTATAATATTTAACTTTCTTTTTATCAGATGGATTTCTTGGAAACTCAACAAAACTAGTAGGGTTATTCTTTATATATCCTAACTGAATAGCTTTTTTGAAAGCATTGCTAAGAGTGGCATTAATACTTTTGGCTGTTGTTACTGAGAGACCTTCCTTAGTTCTCCCCAAACCCTTTTTAGTAAGTAACTGATTGATGAATCTTTGATGATCAGCTCTAGTATATTTATCTAGTTTATATTTTCCAATATATGGAGTGATGTACATTTTTATATTTGCTCTGTGAACAATTCTTGTTCCTTCTTTAACATTCATTTTATAGTTATTAATCCAATCGTCCATAAACTTTTCTATAGTCAAATTTTTAGGGTTATTTTGTGTATATTCTTCCGAAGCTATTTCGCCTTCGACAATTTTTGCGAATCTTTCTGCTTCTTCATGACTTTTAAACCCTTTTTTATGAATCTTTTTCTGTAGCTTAGTACCAGGATCAATTCCATTTGATATATAGACTTCATAACGATATTCTTTTGATTTTTTTAAATAGTACTTTTTAATGGAAGCCATTAAAACCAATCCTTTCGTATTTCATTCCTAATAATAAGAATATTTTAGGGGAGGTATGTTATTTGAACGAATATTTAGAAAATCTTCGTATTAACAGGGTTCTTATACGAACTTATGTTCTTTTGCGTTTAAAAAGAAAAGCCCGAAGGCTGATCTTAAACTATTACAATGCAACTAATTAGGGCCGAGCGTATTGATTCCCTCGAGGGGCACGACTATACCCAGCATTATCAGCATCTATTTGAGTCATGTATTGATAATTATTTGGATTTGTAACACGAGAATAGTACTTTCCACTATCTGAACGAGCGAAAACCATACCATTTGCAGCGATAGACCACTGGCCATCAACAGTGTATGAATTATTTTGTTGTTCAGCTTGACGTTGAGCTTCAGCAGCTTGCTGTTCTTGAGCCTGACGCTGAGCTTCAGCAGCTTGTTGCTTTTGTCGTTCTGCTTCAGCTGCCTCATTAGATTTTATAGTTGAATCAACATTGACTAAGCGATTTAATAATTCTTGGTTTCCACCAGGTATAGATTGGATAGCTGATAATGCTGCATTGTAGTTATCTCTAGTTGGATTAGCTTCAGCTTGTTCCAGAATGGTTTTAGCTGTTGAAGTTTTTTGATTAATTTCTTCTTGGCGTTTTTTCTCAGCCTCTTTAGCTTTTTGTTCTTCTTGGCGTTTTTTCTCAGCTTCTTTAGCTTTTTGTTCTTCTTGGTGCTTTTTTTCAGCCTCTTCTTTAGCTTTTTGTTCTTCGGCCTTTTTCTTTTTAGCTAATTCTTTAGCCTTTTTTTCATCTTTTTCTCGGCTTTCAGAAGAGACAGATACACTAGAAGATGAAGATTTAGCGTCTTTGTGTACATCTGCTTGTCCAGTTGTTGGTGGAGCAAGAGCACCCCCGATTACCATAACTATAAAAGCTACTAGAATTCCAATACTAATCTTTTTCTTTGAACGTTTCTTCTTGGAGAAAAAAGAATATACTAAAAAACATACTCCAAATAGAAAACCAAAGAACCCAACTAAAATTAAAAACGTACTCATTTATTCCTCCTTGTTGAATATATCACTGGGTAAATCAAGTATTTACTCCCACTTGAAGGCAGGTAGTGATAGTCGCCCTTAATAAAGCCTTAACAAAAAGAAAGCCCGAAGGCCAACCTTTTTTAATTAGTAGGGATAGTTTTTTCAAAACTTCCATTATCCATAAAATCTTTCATGATAATAGGAGAACCTGGATAAATAATTTCTACACCAACAACTGCATCAACAGTAGCATCAGGCTTAACATCTGTATCGCCCATCTTTACAAGATCTGGTTTGTAGTCTTGAGGGAACAAGCCATTTGCTCCATTCAATAGTTCTTCGGTTTTATCTGTTTCCTGTATAGGTTTGATTGATGTAGCGAATGCCATCCAAGGACTTTGAGCTTTGTCAGATTTATTAGTATATTGAATTTCAATAGCTAATATTTTTTTATTTGGGTCATATTGGCTAGATAATTCTTCAGTGTTTTTTATTACAATCTTTGATGAATCGTCTTCAAAAGTTGTATCACTTGTAGATTTTTCTTCAGTACTTGAATCCATAGAGTTGCTGCTCTCTAAAGTAACCATTGTAGAAGTATTAGTAGTTGTTTTTTTAGGCACATCAGAGTTTGAATCGTTGTTACCACAAGCACCTAATGTGATGCTCAAAAACAAAATCAATCCTATCCCAACTATTTTTTTCATATTTTCCTCCAAAAAAATAAAATAATTTACTCCCACTTTGAGGCAGGAAGTAGTAGCCGCCAATTAAATTAAAAATCTATACGCGCTTTCAGGAAGTCCGTATAAATTTGTTAATTTCTCAATTTAGAGATGATTTCTATAAATCCAATAATTCCTTTTTCTTTATATTAAATTCTTCTTGGTTAATTATTCCGTCGTCTAAAAGTTCTTTATATTTTCTTAACTCGTCAGCAGGAGAAAATACTTGATTTTCTGCTATAATATTTATTTGTTCTTTAGAGGTTTCTTTTAACAATATGTCTAAAGTTGATAATATCTTATCAGCTTGTACAATAGCATTTTTATATAACATTGAGCTACGTTTTGTTTTCTTACTGATCAGTGGCAAATATATAACTGGTTTATCCAGATCATTCATATTAATTTTTATATTAAGATGCTCTATAATAGTATTATCTTTCTTTTTACCAGTAACTGCTCCAACGATGGCTCCTACACCACCAAAAGCTAGGGCACCTATAGCAGCTCTTCCTAATCCTCCTGAAGAAATAGAAGTTCCATTTTCGACTAATTCGTAACTGTTTATTTTATCTAAATCATAAATAGAACTAGAATTAAAGAGCCCCTTGATTTTAAATTGTCGTTTTTCTGTATCTATAAAAATACTTTTCTCAATTGTTCTATTAGGAGTGAAATCTTTTAATTTTCTTAAGTTTTCTTCTTGTTGTCTTTTTTTTAGTAATTTCTTTTCTTCATTTTCTTCTTGAATTAATAATTTTTTTTTTATTTTTTCTTCTTTCTTTTTGCTATTGCCAAACAAGCCCATGCTTCTCACTCCATTATTTATATTTATAATATTTAGAAATTCATACTACTTTACAGCAATCAATCAAACCACTCGAAAACGCCTACAGTTCCATTAGCCTTAAATAAGATTTTATAGTTCTTATAAGCTAGACCGTCTGGATAAATCTTAGAATATGTTCTAACTGCATTTTTTAACGCCTCTGTTGTTATGCCTAGAAATTCTGCTGATTCCCACATAAATGTGAATCTTTCATTATAACAATCTATAAAATCTTGTGGAGTAACCAGCAGTGTAAAGCCAATATCTCTAGCTTTTTGTTCTTGTTTTCTTTTTTCATTTGTGTCCTGATCGACAATATCCCCAACGCTAGATAAGTGGTGACCGATTTCTTCAGTTATAGTGCTTGCCATTTCTTGAATTGATTGTTCTGGATTTAAATAAATGACATTATCGATATACAATCCTTTTTGTTTCTCTGGCATATACTTTTCAAATTTATATTCTAAATTGGGAAACTTAGACATGAATTTTTCGACCTTATCCACTCAACAACACCTACTTACTGTGATCTCTATTTTTAATGTAGTCAATGAAATTTAATATTTCTTTCATTTCATCATCTGAAACATCGTCATCAATGTGAGCAGCAACAGTTTGTTGTTTTTTAGTATAAGTCGAATCATTCTTTTGGTTTCTTCCATGAAGATAATCTAAAGTTACTCCAAAATAGTCTGCAATTTTGTTTTGGATTTCTACATCAGGAGTTCTTCTGCCTTGTTCGTAAGATGAGTACGTGGTTCTAGCAACACCTAATAATTTTGCCATATCATTTTGGGTTAAATTTCTTTGTTTTCTTAATTCTGTTAAACGATTACCAAACATTTTTTACACCTCCTAATGATTCGCTTCGTATTAATCATACTACGCATATTGCGTATAATAAATATAAACAAAAAAACGTGTCAAAAAGAGTATTTTATCGTTGACACGTGTCAAAATGCGTAGTACTATGGAAGTACGCAATTCGACACATTGAAAGGGGTGGTTTTTAATGAATAACTGGCTAGTTAAAATGCGTACATCAAAAAAATGACGCAAGATGAAGTAGCTCGATTAGCTGATATACCAAGAACAACGTATTCATCTATAGAGCAAGGAAGACGTAGACCATCTGTCGAGAATGCTATGCGTATAGCATCCGCATTAGAATTCGATTGGACTATTTTTTTTGAGAAAGAAAGACGCGAATTGACACGTAAGGAGGTTACCAAATGACACGACAAGAAAAAATAAATATTGTACTTGATGCAAGACCTAGACTAGTTCACATCATCAAATGTGCTAACGATGATCAACTTGATCGCTTAGTTGCGGAAGTTCAAAAAGAACTTCAACGAGAATTAGATGAAGCGGCTTTTGTTTGATTCATAAATCAATAATATAGGGAATTTGTTCATATTACTATGTGAGCAAATAAGAAAAAGGAGTGGGGAAAATGCTAAAACAATCAGTGGTGATTAGAGAATCATTAGTTGAAGCGATTAATAAGAGTGGTGAAACCAAGAAGGAAATTGCAAGGCAAATCAATGTATCACAACAATCACTAAGCGATTGGTCAACGCGACATAATACAAAGCCAGTCACACTTGAAAATGCCCAAGCTTTAACTGATCACTTTCGAGATTCTGATTTTACTCTTCAAGTGATTCATGAGTTTTTCGGTCTATTCAAATCAATTGATGGTGATGTTTATAGAAGAGATCCATCTTCATTAGATAAGTTGCAAATGATTGAATCTGGCGAACGTAAACAGAAGAAACAAGAAGTTGAGAAAATTCTTCTCAAACAAGTCAATTATTTAACCGCTGACGATCGTCAACAAATAATCTCATACGCCTATGAGTTTTTAGACGAGATTATGGTTGAAGTAACTCTTATCAGTGCATTATGCGAAATGCTTGGTATCGACATCCGTAAGCTCAGTGAGCAGCGATTATCGTACTGGGTAAATCAAGGATATATGAAAGGAGATTTAAAATGAAAGTTTCACAAATGGAAAAAGTGGTTCCTTTAGCTCCAAAAAAGAAGCCAAAAGAAAGAGTATGGAAGAAAGCTAAAGATATTGCTGAATATTTCGGTGTCTCAGTAGCTACTATTTCTAAATGGACTAACTCAAAAATTGATCCATTACCTTCCCGAAGAGTTAGAGGTGTTTTGCAATACGATTTCGAGTTAATTAAGGAATGGGAAGAACGCAATACTAATTAGAAAGGAGAATGAAGTAATGAGAACAGTATTTAAAATGACTGTCAAAAGTGCTTTGCTTATGAGCCTAGTAGCAATCGTACTGGCAAGTATTAATCCGGCATATGCACTTATTTATTGGGGAACCTTAGTAGCGGTTACTGCTGTAAGAGAAAGTTTCAAAATGCCAACACAAAAAAGACCGACCAGCGACGGCAATCGCTAATCGGCAACATAACAAAATAACTTAACTGTATTTTAGCACGAAAGGAAGGCTAAAACAATGAATGATTTTGGACAAGCGCTTGATCAATATTTAACGACTCCTGAATGGGGCACGCCACATCAAGAGGTGGAAGACGATGAGTAAATCTACCTTAGAAATGAGCCATCAAGAATGGCTCGAAGACCGTAAGAAAGGTATCGGAGGTTCTGATGTCGGAACGATTTTAGGATTGAATAAGTGGAAATCACCTTATCAACTCTGGCTAGAAAAAACAGGACAAGTCGTAATTGAAGAATCAGAAAATGAACCAGCTTATTGGGGCAATGTCTTAGAAGAAGTTGTTGCCAAAGAATTTCAAGAACGAACAGGCAAAAAAGTACGCAGAAGAAACCAAGTGTTTGAACATCCGTTACATCCATTTTTAAGAGCAAATATTGATCGTGACGTAGTAGGGGAAAACGCCATTCTTGAATGCAAAACAGCTAACCAATTTCTTGGTAAAGAGTGGGAAGGAGAAGAAGTCCCGCTTAGCTATCTCTGTCAGATTCAACATTATATGAATGTTTTGAACAAAGATTATTGTTATATCGCTGTGTTGATTGGCGGACAAAGATTCATTTGGAAGCGAATTGCGAGAGATCAAGAATTGATCGATACGATTACAGAACGCTTGGTTGAATTTTGGGAAACAAATGTAGTTGAAGGTATCGAGCCTGTAATTGACGGAAGTGAAGCGACTGCTGACTTCTTAAAAGAAAAATATGCAGATGTAGAAGAAAATCAAACAGCTCTACCATCACGTTTTGATGAACTTATCGAGCAAAAAAGAGAACTCAAGCGGACGAAAAAAGAAATTGAGTCAGCTATCCGTCAAGTAGACAACGAGATTATCAGCGAGCTAGGAAAACGTGAGGCAAGTATCGGCATTACACAAAGGAACATCATCAGCTGGAAACTTGTTAGTACTAAACGTATGAACACGAAGAAACTAGCAGAGAAATATCCAGATATCGCAAGTGATGAAGAGATCTATAGCATTACTGAATCTAGAAGATTGACAGAAAAGGAGATTAAATGATGGAAAGATGTCCCCGCTGTGGAAGCGAAGTTAGAGAAACATCTTGGAGTTATTGTACGATTTGTGGATTACCACTGAAGGAGGAAAAAAACAATGGCAACAAATGAATCGTTAAAAAACCAATTAGCAGAAAAGCCACAGAAACAAGTTGCACCAGGACAGTTAGGGCTTAAAGCTCTAATGAATACACCAACAATGAGAAAGAAATTCGAAGAAGTACTTCATGATAATGCTAATGCTTTTATGTCGAATGTTATGACTCTTGTATCTAATGACAGTTATCTTGCAGATAGTGAACCAATGTCTATCATGAGTGGTGCGTTAACTGCTGCAACATTAAATCTTGGGCTAGATAAGAATTTAGGTTATGCATATTTAGTTCCATTCAATAGTAAAAACAAGCAAACAGGAAAATGGGAAAAGAAAGCTCAATTCATGCTTGGCTATAAAGGATATATCCAATTAGCCCAACGATCAGGTAAATACAAAGCATTAAATGTGATTGAAGTTTACGAAGGAGAACTAAAAAGCTGGAACCGACTAACAGAAGAGTTTGAGTTTGATCCAAATGGTAGAACGTCTGATGAAGTCATTGGATATGTTGGCTATTTCGAGTTACTGAATGGATTTAAAAAAACTGTCTATTGGACTAAACAAGAAATCGAAGCTCATCGAATTGCTAACAATAAAGATCGCGACAAAACAAAGTTAAGCGGTGTGTGGGCGTCTGATTACAATGCAATGGCACGAAAAACTGTTCTGAGAAATCTTCTTTCTAAATGGGGGATCTTGTCCATCGAAATGCAAGAAGCCACCACATCGGATGAGAGAGTCCAAAGAGTTCAAGAAGATGGCAGCATTATTGCTGAAACAGAAGTTGAAGAAGATATTCCTGAAAGAAAAGAAGCAGAGGTTATTTCTGAAGAAAATGGAGATGTACAAACTGGATTATTTGATGCATCTAACCCGCCATTAAATAAATAATGAGGGAGTTTTCTCCCTCAAATTACTAGAACGAAAGGAGGGACTCAATTGGATTATATCGGACAGCTTAATGCTTTCGACAATTGGCTTGAATATAACGAGCTTGGCGCTGGTTCCCAATTGCTTTGGTATAAGCTTATGGCTATAGCAAACAGAAGTGGATGGCAGAGCGAATTATCGATTGCCAATACAAGGCTACAAGCAATGACTAAAACGTCTGAAAAAACATTGATTAATAATCGAAACCAATTGATCCAAAATGGACTCCTTCAATATAAAAAGAGAGGTCGTACAAAAGCTGGAGTTTATATTCTTTCCGATCTAACTGGAAATTTTACAGTAAAAACTACAGTAGATAATACGGTAGAAAATCCCACTACTGGAAATATTCCAGTAAATAGTAAAGTAAATACGAAAGTAAATAGGGAAGTAAATCCTTCAGTAGATTCTACAGTAAATCCTTCAGCTTATATAAACAAAACAAAACAAAACAAAACAAATAAAGAAGATGATATAGGCGTGTATGAGTTCATCCAAAAAAACTGGGGGAAAGCACCTACTGGACTTTTGCAAGGAGCATTAGGACCGATGATTAAAACTTGGGGAGCAGATATGATTCTCTTTGCTTTTAAATTAGCCTTCGAAAACAACGTTGAGATGCCAGGATTGAAAAAATACGTTGAAGCGATATTAAATTCATGGAGTAATCAAGGGATTAAGACAATGGAATCAGCAGAAAAAGCCCAAGAAGCTTTTAAGAACAAGAAAAAACAAAACTATCTTCCTAAACGTCAAAACAATGTACGGCGTGAAAAGTTACCTGATTGGGTCAACAAACCTCAAGAAGAAAAGGCACTAGATCCTGATAAAAAAGCAGAATTAGAAGCCCGCTTTGCTGCTTATCAGGCTAAGAAGGAGGCGTTTCTTGAGAATGAATAAATATCGTAATCGAAAAACTATCCATCGAGGTATCAAGTTCGATTCTATCGCAGAAGCAGAGTACTACGATCTAGCCTTGTGGCAAGCGGAAGCGAACGGCTGGAAAGTAAAACTTCAGGAAAGATTTGAGCTGATGCCGAAATTTGAACTAGATGGAAAGAAGTATCGCAAGATCGAGTATATTCCTGACTTCACATTTTATAAAAACGGCAAACTTGTCAAAGTCGTAGATGTCAAAGGAATGCAGACAAAAGACTTTAAGATCAAGGCAAAGTTGTTCTGTCATCAATATCAAGTGCCGTTGATATTAGCTAAAAAATATCGGAATACGTTCAAGGAAGAGCGTTTTTAACGAGGTGGTCCATCATGACAACAGAAGAAGTGATTCAAATGCGTATTCGAAGCCTTCAGCGTGAGATTGACGATTTGGAGCGGACAAAGGCAGTGATGGTCAATGAAACGGCGAGAAAGGCAATCAATTTGCACATAGAGAACTTAAAAAGGGAAATTCGTAGATTGGAGGAATGAGCGTGGATAAGAAAGCAGCAATGAAAAAAACGACCAAATGGCCGTTTACTTCGATACAGTATTGATAAATTTTCCTTTGAATAATTGATACAGTGCTGTAAAAACTGAGATGATAAGAGACAAATAGCCTAATGGAATACAAAAGAATGCAGGCTCAATCAACATACCGTTTGCATCAAGATGTGAACCGACAATTGCAGAAGTCATAAATAAAATCACACTTACAATAAAAAATAAAATAGAAATGTCATATTTTTTCATAAGTATCTCCTCCTTATTTTTGAATTATAAATGAAAATGCTTAAGAAAAGGTATGAGTGACAAAATTGTTAGAAGTTAACTCTCTAAAAGATCGAAAATTTAAGAAGGGAACGTTCAGAATATGCCAGACATCAGAATTGAAGAATATCGAATTATCAGTGATTCATTGTTTCATCGTGTTTGAAGGTAATACAATGTAATTGATTAATTACCCAATCAAATAAAAAAGCTAATCTAATTTAGATTAGCAAGTATGAATATTATCCAAAGTAATAGGCTAATAAAATAGCGGTTAAATCAAATATTAAATGGACCGCATAACTGGTCACTATAGAATTACTTTTAATTGCAGCTTGGTTAAATAGGATTCTTGCTGTTCCTTGAATCAACAGGATATGTCCTAGAGTATGGATAATATTACCATTATCATAGGTGGAATAATGTATTAAACCGAATATGATCGCTGAAAAAAAGCTAGCAATTGGAATACGAAATTTACTGGATAAAATGGACAAAATGTAAACAGAAAAGAGTTCTTCACCTAATATCATTATAGGCAAAATAAGAAAAAGTAAAGGCTGAACAGCTTCTGTAGCAGAATTTCCTTTGAGATCCCATTTCAATACATGTTCTAATATCACAGAGACAATGAAACTCAAAATCAGATTCAAAAAGAAGTACAGAAGGAAGTTTTTAATTGGTGCAGTGGGTTTAGAAAAAAGGGACTTTATACTACCTGATCCATAAACATAGCGAAAAGCAATAAAACCTGTAACCGTTAGGGATAGAATACTGATTATGGATGGCCCCCATAGTAATCCACAAACTCCTAATAAAACTATAAATGTACCTATTATAACTTTTTTTAATTCTAGATTTCGATTTAATAATTTATTAATTTGAATCATCTCCTAATAAGCTTATTTTAAAGTGAATTTCATTATACACTTTAAGATAAAATAACCTATATTTTTTAACTTAAAACACAAGTAGAAAACGTTTTAATGAGGAAAAATTAATTTAACTATTTTTTGTTGTTGAATTGATTGAAATTTCATTTATAGAGAATAGATTGTGAGGGAGGAATTAGTATGAACAACAGACACCGAAGAGTAACAAAAGTGAGAAAACAAGAACTGAATGCACTAAAGTCAAAGTTTGAAAAAGAATACGGAATTTCAGCAGAAGAAACATATAAAGTGGCAAGTCAGTGTGTTGCAGATGCAAGTGACGCTATTCGAAAGTTTGGAATTTCAATATTAAATGATGATCGTAAATGGGAGGAAATAAGATGAAACTAAAAGACGGATTTTACGCTAGCAGTCATGGTATTGGCGGTTTAATGCTAGACATGCTGACTAAGAACCCTAAAACACGTAAGAAACCAAAAGTCAAAGTCGGTGACATGGTCCGCTGTGAAGCAGAGGAGTTCATCTATCCGTTTCGTGGATATGTAGAGCATGTCTATAATCACTCGGCGATCATTCGTATTGAAAACACGATGGAATGCGATAAATGGACATCGAAAAGCAAAGAGAATCTAGCAGTGGCTCGATTGGTGGATATGGAACTAATCGATGACAAATAAAAAAGCCGGATCGCTCCGACCGTTCTAATAAATTCCACAAGTTTATTATATCACATAAAGGAGCGGTTTGACTTGATGCAATTGTTACGAGAGGTAGATTTCAAACAGACAAGATGTAATGCTAGAGATGTGCTGAAGAACTTTCGGCGTTTAGAGCGGATGGCAGGTCGCTCTTTGATAGATATTAAGTCGCCGATTATTACGGATATGCCGAAAGTACCAAGGCACGGCAATAAAACGGAAGACGCGATCATTCAGATGATGGATATAGAAGCGGAGAGAGATGCGATTCTAGCGGCTTTGATGGCTCTTAGTCTGATTAGTCGTCAGATACTTTACTACAGCTTCTGTGTGCCAGATAGCTTCTCAAACTACAGGATTAGCCGTGAAGTGGGGTATTCAGAAAGAAGCATACAACGGATGAAGTCGGAAGCTCTAATAGAGTTTGCAGAAGCGTATAAACACGGAAGAATAATTGCTTATAAATAATTTGGCGGTTTTTTGGCGGAATGATGGCGGTTTTTAGCTATTTACCAGTGTTATTATGGTAGTGTCGAAAGATTAGGAAACAGGACTTCGACAAAATAAAATGTAAGGGAGGAAATCTCCCTCATCGTTTAATTAAGCTTCGATAGACAGCAGCGAATACTAACAAGGATGTGAACTCAACTCTTGCAGAATTGTTCGTACACTGCTGTCTATTAATTTATGTATTGGAGGTATAATATGCACCATTATATTACTAAATATCGAGATGAGAATGGAAAATTGAGGATCGTTTCTTGGCTACAAATCAACCTATTTAACAAGTCTTATTGTTTTTCAAAAAAAGAGCTAGCCATCCCTAAAGATAGCTAGCTGTAAACTTATCTTTTGGTCCATTTGTTTCCTGGTTTAGAAGTTGGAGGAAGTCTATCCCCTTTATCAATAGTAGCATTGTGACCATTAGGAACATTTCCTCCTTTTGGACCAACTTCTTTGTACTTGCCGGCAGGTTTGTTGTCCTCTCCCGGTTTGAAAAGATTACCCATATTATCACCACCTTAATTTATTTCAGTGATCCCCTGCACTGATACATTAAATTATACGCGTAGTATAAAAATTCACAATGTAAATTTGGCTACGTTTTTATATTAACATTATGAGTTTTCCTTATAGAAAATAAAAAACCTGCACTAGTTTCCGCTAGTACAGGTTAGTGACTATATCAATAAAATCCTATCACATCTTAAAAATAGTTACAAAACAAATAACTCATAGTATGTTATGGAAACACTCTTCTATACGGATGAATTTTTCCTAAGTATAATAGGCCAGTTTCTATTGATGGTGAGTGCATAAGGTTCAAATATTTAGATTTGGTTATATAATAGTACTGATAAATAAAATTATACACTTAGTATTTATTTTCACAATACATTTAAAAACACACTTCATATAAATCTATTGTCTCTATTCTTATAGCAATATATTCATTTGAGTAGTATCATGTTAATATAAAATTTGTAGATTGGTTGTGATATTTTTGGGTAAGGATTTAAACAATGCAATTGAAAAAATATCAGATTTTTTTGAGGAATCTGATAAGCAAATTCTTTTATTAAAAGGATTTGACAATGACGCAAAAATACGTGCCTCGTTATTTGCAACAAATGATTATTTTAAAAAATGTATATTACTCGTTAATGTTATGAAAGAAGCACCGAGATTCGTAAATGATGCATTTGGAAGAAAAAAAATACTTCCAAATGCTGTTAATTCAAAAGAAATCTATACAATCGGAAAAATGAAAGTTGGTATTTATAGTTATGCTACTTCATCTAGTAGAAAATTTTTTGGAGATAATGAAAGCTGTACTATAGTTTGCCCGGTACAAACTGTTTTAGATGATAAAAAAAGATTTGAAACATTTATGGAAGAAATAAAGAAAATAAAATCAAAAAAAATAATATTAATTACTACAAATGAGTGGAGCATAAAAAACTGGGATATTGAGAGTATGGTAGATGAAGTAATATTTTTCTCAGTAGAAAATGACAATCCTGAATTAATGCAAAATTTAAGAATAAATCAAGCAATTTGACCTCAAGGAGGTCTTTTTTTATTACATAAATTACAAAACAAATGTTGCAAACAAGCGAGGTGGTGTCACATGTGAAGAAATACGAACTAGCTAAAGATGATTATGAAAAAGGGTTGAAGTATAGAGAAATAGCGGAAAAGTATGGTGTATCCATCAGCACAGTAAAATCGTGGAAGTCACGTTACTGGTCTCGAGAAAAGGTTGCAACCAAGAACGCAACTATTCCGAACAACAAAGGAGCGCCAGAGGACAACAAAAACGCTGTTACCCATGGTCTTTTTGCTAATTGGTTACCCTCTGAAACGTTAGAAATCATGAATGAGGTTGCAACCTCTAAACCTGAGGATATCTTATGGAATAATATCATGATCCAGTACACTGCTATTATCAGAGCACAGAAAATCATGTATGTTTCTGGTTCAGAAGATTTATCAAAAGAAGTTTCTAAGTGGACGTCGAGTGATGCAGGAAGTTCGGAAGAGTACGCTATCCAATATGCTTGGGACAAGCAAGCAAATTTCATGAATGCACAATCAAGGGCTATGAGCACGCTATCCAATTTGATAAAGCAGTTCATCAATATCGCTGACGAAAAAGATGAAAGACGTAAGCAGTTAGAATTGATGGACGCTAGAATTCTAAAAATAAAAGACTCTATTCGTGATAATGGATCTGAGACTAATAATATTACGATTATTGATTCTTGGAGTGATACAGATGACTGAAATCAACATACAAAAAGAAGTTAACCCTCATTTTAAGACGGTTTGGAAATCTAAGAAACCTTACAATGTGTTAAAAGGGGGACGTAACTCTTTTAAATCGTCTGTGATAGCTCTTAAAATTGTTTTAATGATGATTCGTTATGTTATCAAGAATGAACGCGCCAACGTGGTAGTTATACGCAAAGTTGCAAATACTATACGGGACAGCGTGTATCTTAAAATTCAATGGGCATTGAATAAATTCCAAATCACTAATGAATTTACTTGTACAGTTTCGCCGTTCAAAATTACTCATAATAAAACTGGCTCAACTTTTTATTTTTACGGACAAGATGACTTTCAAAAACTGAAATCAAATGACATCGGGAACATTATAGCTGTATGGTATGAAGAGGCAGCGGAATTTAAGGATTCAGAAGAATTTGACCAATCAAACACAACGTTTATGCGTCAGAAACATCCTTTAGCTGAGACGGTTCAATTTTTTTGGAGCTATAATCCTCCGCGCAATCCTTATTCATGGATAAATGAATGGGCGGAGTCTCTAAAAGGGCAATCAGGCTATTTAGTCCATGAATCAAGTTACATGGATGATGAGTTAGGTTTTGTAACTAAGCAAATGCTTGATGAGATTAACCGTATTAAAGAGAACGATTATGACTACTATAGATACCTATATTTAGGTGAGCCAGTTGGACTTGGAACGAATGTTTATAATATTGATTTGTTTCATAGACTAGATGAGTTCCCCTCAGATGATAGAATAGTTTCTTTGTACTATGCAATGGACGTGGGGCATCAGACTTCTGCTACTGTTTGTCTATGCTTTGCACTAACGGCTAAGAACAACGTGATATTAGTGAATATGTACTATTATTCACCGCAAGGAAAAACCGTAAAAAAAGCTCCAAGTGATTTATCGAAGGAGCTACATGAATTTATAACTAAAACATCAAGGCACGAATTAGTTGGGAATGCGCCAATTCTTAATCGAACCATTGATAGCGCAGAAGGCGGTTTGCGTAATCAATATTTTAAAGACTATGGACAAAGATGGCATCCCGTGGCAAAGAAAAAGAACATAGATATGATTGATTTCGTCCATGATTTATTAGCCCAAGGGCGTTTTTATTATTTAGAGCCAACGCTTATAACAGGACTAAAAAACTGTGACAGCTTGAAACTGTTTATAGAAGAGCATAAACGATATCAGTTTGACGAAAAATATTTGAACTATGATGATCCGAAAGTTATCAAAGAATTTGACCACTCGGTAGATGCTTTCAAATATGCTTGTATAGATAATGCAAGAGATTGGGGCTTAAAAAGGTAGGTGACAGCATGGGATTCATAAATTCTATCAAAAATATGTTCAAGAGAGGAGGCTATATATTGAATGGACAAGTGTTAAATACAATTAATGACCATCCAAAAGTAAATATAGATCCGATTGAATTAAACAGAATTGCGAAAGACTTTAAAGAATATCGAAATGACTATGGAGAAATTTCGTATATCAATTCAAACAACGAAACTAAAAAGCGTAAATACATGGCTTTAAACATGCGAAAACTTACAGCTGAAATGATGGCCAATCTTGTATTCAACGAACAAGTAGAAATCAAAGTTGACGGACCAGATGCAAATAAATTTATTCAACATGTTTTAGAACAAAACGATTTTAAAAAGAACATGACAAAATATTTGGAACCGATGTTCGCTACTGGAGGTTTAGCAGTTCGACCATACGTAGATATGTCTACTGGAGAAGTTGAATTTTCTTGGGCATTAGCTAATTCTTTCTACCCTTTAAGGTCAACTTCCAATGCAATTTCAGAGGGAGTTCTGATGTTTAAATCTGTTCAGGTAGAAGGAGATACTACTGTTTACTATACTTTGTTGGAGTTTCATGAATGGGTTAAAGACTCACTGCAAATTACCAATGAGCTGTACCGTTCAGAAGATGAAGCAGTAATAGGAAAACAAGTTCCTTTGGGTTATAAGGGCCAATACAAGGGGATAACTGAGACAGCAATCCTTGTGGAAATGAAAAAACCATTATTAAATTATTTGAAACCAGCAGGCTTTAATAATTTTAGTTTGTATAGTCCTCTAGGGATTGGTATTTGTGATAATGCAGAAAATACACTTAAACAAATCAACGACACCTTCGACCAGTTTAATTGGGAAATAAAAATGGGACAAAGAACAGTAGTTGTTAGTGATCATGTTTTAGACTATAGACCAAATGAACAAGGAACATCTTTGCAACCTGTATTCGATCCAGATGTTAATATCTATCGTCCGATGAGAATGGAACAAGATAGTGAAATGATAAAAGACATAACTCGTGACATACGAACAGATCAATACATTTCAGCGATTAATCAGTTTATGAAGACGTTAGAAATGCAGATGCAGTTAAGCATTGGAACATTCAGCTTTGATGGAAAATCAGTAAAAACAGCTACCGAAGTTGCTAGCGAAAATTCATTAACATATCGGACTAGAAATATGCATTGTAATGAGGTTGAAAAATTCATCAAAGGTTTAATTGTTTCAGTTTTAGAACTGGCGAAACGAACTGTTTACAATGGTAATAATCTTTATAGCGGAGAGATACCTAGCTTCGAAGAAATTAGCGTGGACTTCGATGACGGTATTTTTGAAAGTTTAGATCAAAAATTGGAATTCTATAGTAAAGCTAAAACCGCTGGATTGATACCAACAACGGAAGCGTTGAAAGGATTATTTAAATTAACAGATGAAGAAGCCTTGAAGTGGTATCAAAAGATACAACAAGAAGAGTTAGGGTTAGATCCGCAAGAAGCACAAGCGTTTTTGACGAGAAAAGAACTAGGAGATGAGGAATAATGGTTTATAACAACGACATGGTGGAACATATCATTGAGAGACCTCATTTACAAGAGTTTTCCTATTGCTCAAATGGTTTTGAAAAAAATTATAAATCGAGGATTGTTATTAATGGTATCAAAGTTGGAAAATACATTTCTGAAATTGCTATATTAAATACCTCATCAACGGAGTATCCTAGAATAAAAATTAAAGGTATGTTGCATAGAATGGATGAAGAAACCAAACGAAGTTGGGGAATTGAGGGATAAAATGGCTATTACACCTCATCAATTAGATTTATGGTCTTCTAATATGGCTCATCTATATCAATCGTTAGAAGGCGAATTAATACGTATTATCATCAAACGATTGAATAGTGGGCACGATAATATTTTAGATTGGCAAAGAGAAAAACTGCAGCAGTTGCATCTATTTAATAAAGAAACTGCAAAAGTGATTTCTCAAATAACAGGAATTGCTGAATCTGAAATTAAAAGTATGTTTGATAGCTCGGGAGAAAAGATAATCAGAGACTTAGACAAACAACTACCTTACGATCCTAAGCCTTTGCCATCGAACCTAGACAATATCATGAAAGCTTATCATGATCAAGTATGGTCTGACATAAACAATTATGTGAATCAAACGTTACTATCCACCAATTTTGGCTACGGAACAGCTACCACTCAAATGTACACAGAAATAATTAACAAAACGACTGCTGCATTTAACAGCGGTCTTTTTACATTCGATGAAGCACTAGAAAGAACGATTCAAGGATGGGCTCAAAAAGGCATTAAGTCTACTTTTATTGATAAGGGAGGGCATACATGGAGCCTAGAACGGTATGTTAGAACAGTTTTAAAGTCTACCCTATCAAATACCTATGACACATTAAGAAAAGACCGCATGAGCGAGTATAGTGTCCACACAGTGCTAGTCACAAGCCATATGGGAGCAAGGCAAGCATGTTCAAAGATTCAAGGTCATGTGGTTGATTTACGGCCCGTATCTGAATTGCCTCCCAATTGGAAATATAGAAGTATCTACGACCCCTATTGGCAAGCAGAATATGAAACTGCAGGCGGACACCGAGGTGTAAATTGTCAACATCTGCATATCCCATTTATTCCTGGTGTCAATACAAATAATCAACCTAAATTCAACGAAAAAGAAAATAAAAAGGTTGCAGAATTAAATAAAAAGCAACGCTACCTAGAACGTCAGGTTGTGAAATATAAAAAGAATAGAATAGTCTCAGAAGCTCTCGGACAAGACGAAAACGCAAAAGAGTGGGCGAAGAAAATTAGAGCCGCACAAAGTCGATTGCGTACTCTAGTTGATTCTAATGAGTATTTGAGTAGAAATTACGCAAGAGAGAAGGTATACACATCTATTAATACCTTACTGAAAGATTTTCACTATGATGATTTTTAAGTCTAATCAACGATTAGGCTTTTTTATTTTGCCTAGACCTGCTCGGAAGTCTCTAAAAGACGGCTCGCAGTGGGAGTTGCCACTCTAAAAACACTTAGGAGGAAAAGAAAATGAAAAAAGAAGATCTTATCGCTTTAGGAATTGACGAAGAAATTGCTAAATCAGTTATGGCTTTACATGGGAAAACTGTTACGCAGTTAAATGCTCAAGTAGCCACTGCAGAACAAGAGCGTGATCAGTTCAAAGAACAGCTTGTCTCTAACCAGACTGAATTAGACGCACTTAAAGAAGCTGCAAAAGGTAACGAGGGACTGACTCAACAACTTGCAGATTTACAAAGTAAATTTGATGCTGCCAAATCTGAGTCTGAAACAAAACTTGCAGAGCAGCAGAAAGATTTCGCTATCAAGTTAGCTTTAAAAGAAGCGAATGCGCTTGATGAAGAAATTGTGCTTGGTCAACTAGATAAAGACACTATTAAAGTTGTTGACGGCAAATTACAAGGTTTTGAAGAACAATTAAAGGGACTTCAAGAAAGTAAATCATTCTTATTTCAAGAAGCAAAAGACCCTGAACCAACTCCGCCGACACCAACGATTGTTACCCCTGGAAATCCTGCTGGCAGTATAACGCCTAGTTACGATTTAGCTAAAATGTCTTATCAAGAAGTAGCCAAATTAAAACAAGAACAACCAGAAGTATTCAAACAACTTACACAACAGTAAAAGAAAGAAGGAATTTATGATGGCAGACGAAACAACATTATTAGCAAATTTAGTGGATCCTGAGGTCTTAGCGCCTATGATCTCCGCACAATTACCAAAAGCAATTAAATTTAGTGGGATTGCTCCTATTGATACTACTTTAACAGGTCAACCCGGCTCAACGATTACGGTACCTAAATTTAAATATATTGGAGATGCAGTGGATGTTGCTGAAGGGGCTAAAATTGATTACACCAAATTAACAACAGAAACAGCGCAATATACGATTAAAAAAGCTGCAAAAGGAGTGCAGATTACTGACGAAGCTGCATTATCAGGCTACGGAGATCCAGTGGGGGAAGCACAAAAACAAATTCGTATGTCTATTGCATCCAAAGTAGATAACGATATTTTAGTAGCTGCACAGGCAGCCACTTTAGAAATGCAAGCAGAAATCAATTTAGACTTGATTGATACATTAGAAAACACATTTGTAGATGCTCCTGATAATTTTGAGGATGTAGATTCTACCGGCGTTTTGTTTTTATCCTATAAAGATGCGGCTAAACTGCGTAAAGAAGCAGCAACAGCTTGGACCCGTGCATCGGAATTAGGTGATAATATTTTAGTTTCTGGAGCATTTGGAGAAGTGTTAGGTTGGGAAATTGTCCGGACGCAAAAACTCACTGAAGGTAACGGAATTGCTGTTAAATCTGGCGCTTTAAAAACATTTATGAAACGTAGTATCTTAGCTGAAAGTGCTCGTGACATTGACCATAAATTAACCAAGTTTAACGCAGACCAACACTATAGTGTTGCGTTAGTTGATGAATCACGAGTAGTAAAAATTTCCCCAAAAGCGTAGCCCCTTCAAGTGTTACGTTGAACAAAACAACTCTAACGCTTGAAGTAGGGGCGACTGAAACGTTAACAGCAACTGTTTCGCCTGAAAATGCAGCTGATAAATCTGTTCAGTTTTCTTCTAGCAATACAGCAATTGCTACTGTAACTCCTGTACAAGGAAAAGTCACAGGTGTTGCCAAAGGAACAGCTACAATTACTGCGACAACAGTAAATGGTAAAACAGCGACATGCGAAGTTACTGTAACAGAAGCAGGAGGAGGGGCATAGTTCCCTCTTCTTTTAATAAGGAGGGATATTATATGCCTTATATTGAATTTGAAGAATTCAAAGATCTTACTGGGAAAACAGATGACTTTAAAGCTGCTTTCGAAAAGCATTTGTCAAAAGCAACTGCTGTTCTAGATAGCATCACTAACTATTTTTATCAATTTAATAAAATTGAGGAAGATCCAATTGGTTTTCGTGTAAAACAATTTAAGCTAGCTTTATGTTCACAAATTATATATTTCGATGAAGTTGGAGCAGATACTTATGAAAGTATCAATAATACACCACAAAGCTTTTCTGCTGGTAGAACAAGTATCTCAAACTCTAGTAGATATAATCCTTCAGGAAAAAATGAGAGTAAATCACTTGTTGCTGAGGATATCTATATTTATTTAGAAGGAACGGGTTTGTTATATCGAGGTGTGCCATCATGGTAATGCCAAAACCTCCAGTACAATTTCTAGTGGATTCTTTTATTTATCGAGAATATTTAGGAGAAGGAGACTATAACCAACCTATTTATGGAGATTATGTAACTATCGAAAATTGTCGGATTGACCGAGGAAGTCAGTATTCTTTTTCACTAAGTGGCAAGCAGTTGCTCTATAATGCAGTAATTTTTTGTTATAAGACTTTAACTACCCCTTTACCGAATTTTAAAGAACAATCATTAGTTATTTATGATGGTAAAGAACATGTCATCACTAAGATCGATACAATTATAGAAGCGTATTCAGATGCTATCTATTCATACGAATTAGAGGTGATTTGATGGGTATTAAAGTTAATCTTGATGGAGTTAGAGCTAAAGTCAGCCCACAGGCTATGAAGCGAGGAAGATACGCATTAGCCAACCAAGCAATGGCTGACATGAACTCATTTGTACCTAAAAAGAATAATATCCTTCGCCAAAGTGCGCATATCAAAAGTGACGGCAGCGCTATTCTGTATGAAACGAAATACGCAAGGAGACAGTTCTATCTAAATGGGAAAAAATATACTACTCCAGGAACAGGTCCAAGATGGGATCATAAAGCAAAATCACTGTATATGCCTTCTTGGAAAAAAGCGTATCTGAAAGGAGCTGGTATCCAATAATGGATTTTATCGATCGGATAAAAGATAAGATTAATAGTATTCCAGAACTGCCGTTAAAAATGAAAAAAGGCTATCTTTCTGCTGACGAAAGCTTAGTAATTTACCCATTACCAGGCGGGCAAAACCTTGTGGAATACTATGACGGTATTAAAGATGTACAACTAAATTTTGAAATTGCGATGAAGTCAAAAGACGGTTCTAAAGTTGAACAAACACTTTGGCTTATCTCAGATATGTTAGAACGTGTAGAAGATGTTACTAGTTCTAATAAATCATTTGAATTTGACGATTTAACTATAACGAGCAAACCATTCATCAATGACGCTGATGAACAAGGTTGGTTCGTTTTTTTATTAGATTTTCAAACAAAATTAACTACTTTTGAGGGGGAAAATAAATGAGACGGAAAAATGCCTTACAAAGCTATTTTATTCAATTAATTACAACTACTAATGCTGATACACCAAGCGAAGACGGCTGGTTGGAGTTAGCAAAGTGGATTTCCAACGTTGATGATAATTCTAACGAAGAATCTGAAACTACTGGCTACTATGATGGGAACGGCGAAGGGGAGACAGACGTTACTTCTCATCAGTTAGGTTATTCATTTACAGGTTTATACGATGAAGATGATGCTGCGATGGCGGCTATTGAGGGCATGATTGGAAAATCAGGAGATGCTCGGAAAGTGTGGTTCAAAGTAGTATCTGCATCTGGTAAAAAACAACGTATTGGTAAGGCAACAGTAACAGAGCCAGTTGCTCAAGTCGGCGATGCTACTGCATACGGTGATTTCTCATGCGGTATCGCATTTGATAGCACACCAGAAGCAGAAGATGTCCCTGTTACACCCTAATGCACCCCAGAATGTAACTGGGGTTTTGAATGCTGATGGGTCAGTTTCTCTTTCTTGGGATGCAGTGCCCAAAGCAAAATCTTATATTCCACACTATACCGATGCAAATCAAACAGATCCGCACGATGCCAACAAAATGGGATATACGGAAACAAATTCTTGGACGTTATCAGCAGCAGATATGCCACATCTAGAAGCTGGCGATGAAATCCGTTTCTACATCCAAACTTACAACGAGGTTGGCCAAGGGGCTAATGATATCGAGAAAGCACGCTATCTGCATGATGGTGAATTCTTAGGTTCTGCGTGGTCCAGACCAGTAGTATTAATTAAAAAATAAGTCGAGCTGTCCGTCTGGGCAGCTTTTTTAGGAGGATAACATGACTAACAAATTATCATTTCAAATAGAGAAAAAAGGTTTTCCTATCAATATTGGAGAAGTAGAGTTCTTTTTCGGTACTACTCCAGAAGAACTGACACGTTTTTTTGATACCCAAGCTGAATTTGAGGAACAGGTTAAGGAACTCAAACAACAACTTAAACAAATCAAGAATATCGAACAACCAGAAAAGGAAGATGCTATTAAGATTATTGATCTAACAAAAAGTTTAGCTAAAGCAGAATATGATTCGTTGCTTGGTAAAGGATCATTTGAAAAAATTTATTCTGTTTATCGTGATGTTGAGCAATTAATAGACTTGTTTGATCCGATTTCTTTTGAAGTTGCGGAAGCAATTGAAAAAGAAGCCTTGAAACGTAAAGATACTCTTTCTAAAAAGAAAGCCGATTTATTGAAAAAGAAAGCATTGAAAAATAAGAAAAAGAAGTAGGTGATTAAATGCGGTTAAATGACCCGTTAGTCACTTCGATAGAGTTTGGTGGTACAGAATTACCTATCGATTTAACATTTGATAATGTACTAGATGTTTTTGATATTTTGGAAGATAGTGATTTGTTTCCAGAAGAAAAAGTGAATATGTGTTTAGAACTGTTGATCGGTGACTTTGAAAAATTTTTTCAAGGCTCGTCTGAACAACAGTTTTTATTATTTAACCACATTTTAGAAAATTATATTTCTGTAGGAGATAGCGATGGTGTTGAAACTGATCGTTTAGGCAATCCTATGCCAAATGCGGTTAAGGAAAAAAGGACCATCAGCCTAGTTCATGATGCTAAATACATCTATGCATCGTTCAGACAAATTGGCATCAATCTATTTGAAGAGCAGGGACGGATGATGTGGGAGGAATTCCAAGCGTTGCTTGAGAGTTTGCCAGATGACACCATTCTTGCTCGAATCATCCAGATTAGGACATGGGAACCGAGCAAAGGAGAATCAGCTAAAGAAAAAGAACGCATGAGAAAGCTACAACAAAAATATGCATTGCCTGATTCGGAGGTAGGTGAAGACGATGGCTGATGGAAGAGTAGAGATAGAAGTTGATGTGGATGACAAAGGCGTTACCATACTTAACAAGGGTCTTGATCAGTTAGAAGGTAAGAGTAATAAAGCAGGAGCCTCAATTAAAAATTTAGTTGTTTCCTTAGGCCTCGTTAAAGTTGCAGCGGCTGCTTTTAATGTTTTAAAGAATTCGCTAGATTCCGCAATTAGCCGTTTCGATACTATGCAAAAATTCCCTAAAGTAATGAAAGCTTTAGGTTTTAGTGCAGAGGACTCTCAGAAATCCATTAACAAATTATCCGATGGAATTGATGGTTTGCCAACGAAATTAGATGATGTTGTAGCAAGTACACAGCAAATGACAGCAATCACTGGAGATTTAGATAGATCCACAGACACTGTTTTAGCATTAAACAATGCATTTCTTGCGTCTGGCGCTTCAACAGAAGATGCCAGTCGAGGTATGCAACAGTATAACCAGATGCTTTCGACTGGGCAAGTCGATTTAGAGAGCTGGAAAACTTTACAAGAAACCATGCCCCTTGCTTTGCAAAAAACAGCTGAAGCAATGGGATTTGTTGGGAAATCAGCTCAAAGAGATCTCTATAATGCGCTTAAAGAAGGAACAGTAACATTTGATCAATTCCAAGATAAACTGATTGAGCTAGGAACTGGAACAGGAATGTTGGCAACCTTGGCAAAGGAGAATTCGCTAGGGATCGCTACTTCATTCGGAAATCTAAGTAATGCTGTTTCTAAAGGTGTAGCTAATCTTATTACTAAGTTTGATGAACTGGTGCAGAAACTTACTGGTAAAACTATTGCTCAAAATATTGATAGTATGAAATCTATTATTAATGAATCATTTGAAGAAATGTCAAAAGTAATGGACATATTGATAGATAATACTGATGATATGATTTCTGCTTTTAAAGGCCTATTAGACATTGTGGAATTGTTAGCTCCAGCTTTTATTGCAGCCACTGGAGCGTATGTAGGCTTCAAAACAGCATTAGCTCTAGGTACATTAATAAGTTTTGTAGGAAAAATCTATGGAGTGATAACGGCCCTAGGTAGTATGGTCAGCATGTTTGGAGTATCTGGAACAGCTTACGCATTGTTATCTGCTATTATTCCAGCTGGTCTGACGGTATTTCAACTACTTTCAGGTGTTATAGGAGCAGCAGTTGCAGCTTTCATCTATTTTTATAAAACAAGTGAAACGTTTCGAAATGGCATAAATAAAACTATTGAAGTTGTAAAATCTGGACTGATTAAGTCATTTGAATATCTAAAAGGAGTCTTTATTTCTATATTACCTACACTTCAAAAAGTAGCTGATACAGTAGGAAACTATCTTGTTAAAGGATTTCAAAAAGTTGTCGAAGTCGGATCAGCAATTGCTTCAGTAGCGGTACCAGCTTTTTTTAATTTTGTTGATGCAGTAAAAAGAATTGTTTCTTCTGGCATAGAAAGATTTGGCTCTACTCTTTCGCAAATAGGCTCTGTATTGTCAGGGATTTTTTCTTCTGGTATAGAATTGGCAGGTAATCTGCTGGAAAAATTTGGAGGAGCTTTTGGTAAAGTCGGCGGAGCAGTTTCTCTAGTTATCGGCATTTTGACTAAAGTAGCAATAGCAGCACTAGGGCTTACTGGTCCATTCGGATTAGCAGTTTCTTTAATTATTTCATTTATATCTGCGTGGGCTAAAACTGGCGATTTTAGTGCAGATGGAATCACAAAAGTGTTTGATCAATTAAGTGAAACAATTAGCAACGTGGCAGATTCTATCTCTCAATATCTCCCGCAAATTATCGAAAGTATTACTTCTGTGATTACAAGTATTGTCGACAAAATAGTTGAAATGTTACCGCAACTAACAGAGATAGCTATACAGCTTATTCAAACATTGACGGATGCAATTGTTACTTATTTGCCTAAATTGATTGAAATAGCCACGAAAATAATAACTACTATTGTACAAGGCATTTCATTAGCACTTCCCGCACTGCTGTTGGCTGCAACAGAGATAATTACAAAGCTCATTTCTGCTTTTGCTGAGCTTCTACCAAAAATTATTGAAGTTGGCACAAATTTGTTAACTATGCTTATTCAAGGGATCGTAGCAGCACTACCTACGATAATTGAAGTTGTCATTCAGATTATTAATACACTGATTGATGGGTTCTTAACAGTACTACCTATGCTTTTAGAAGTTGGATTACAAATCATCACTTCTCTCGTGAATGCAATAATAACTGCATTGCCTCAACTTGTTGAAGCATCTACCGTTATCGTTACTACTTTGCTAACAACAATTATTGAAGCTTTACCGACATTAATTTCTGCAGGAATACAAATGTTAATGGCGCTTATCGGAGGCATAATTTCTATTCTTCCGTTGTTAATAAATGCTGCTATCCAAATCACAATGGCTTTGATTAGTGCATTAATCAGTGCGCTTCCGCAAATTATTGCTGCTGGCATTCAGCTGTTATTAGCATTAATACAAGGAATAATCTCGATATTACCACAGTTGGTTGCAGCGGCAATTCAAATCACTATTGCCCTAGTTAATGCGTTGATTAGTGCTTTGCCTCAATTAATATCAGCGGGTATTAAATTGATTGTTGCGTTGGTAGATGGAGTGATCTCAGTACTTCCTCAATTAGTATCAGCTGCTATTCAATTAATGGCTGCTTTGTTCAAAGCTTTAGTAAGTGCTATACCACAACTTTTATCAGCTGGTGTTCAATTGATCAACGCACTTATTAGAGGAATCTTGAGCTTATTGGGACAATTATTATCAGCTGGAGCGAGATTAATTACTGGATTATTGAGTACTATAGCTCAGTTTCTTGGACAAATGGTGAATGCTGGAGCCAATTTAATTAGAAACTTAGTTTCTGGGATTCTTAGTGTGATAGGGTCAGTAACCAGTGCAGTATCTAATATAGGAAACTCTATAATAGATACTTTGAGTGGGATTGATTTATTTGAAATTGGTTCAAACATCATACAAGGATTAATTAACGGTATCGGTTCAATGGTTGGAGCAGTTGCTTCTAAAATTTCTGAAGTAGCTGGAAACATTAAAGACAAAATAACTGGCGCGCTTGGAATTCATTCTCCATCACGTTGGATGAGAGATTACGTTGGTAAGTTCATCCCTCAAGGAATAGCTGTAGGTATCGAAGCAGATGCGAAATCTGCATATTCAGCAATGAATAAGCTTTCTAATGGTTTGATGAATTCTATCACGCCAGAATCAGCTCTTGGCACTTCGAGGATGGGGATGGCATCTGTTGGATCACAGATAGTTAATAATACCTACAACAATCAGAAGCAATTTGATGTTGAAAAGCTTGCACAAGTAATTGCAAAACAACCAGTACGGGTCTCAAGTTATTTGGATGGAACTTTAGTAGGGGATAATATGGATCAACGTTTTGGAAAAGTATTGAATCGTAGATCGTACATGAGAGGAGGATAGTTTAATGAATGAGAAAACTCGTGTATATCTTGCATTTTCTGATGAAATTGTCGAATTGACAAATAATTCTTATCTGAGATTGATTGACATTAATGTAGGTATGCCAGTGGCAAAAAATGAGTTTGTTGAATTTTCTGGCACGAATGGAAAGCGTCTTTCGAACAGCGCGTTTGACGCTTTTCCTATTACTCTCTCATTTGATATTCGAAGTAGAGAGCAATCGATGTTTGACTTAGTTTTACAAAAGACGGAACTCCGCGAATTGTTTACTAGAGAACCAGAATTTTATCTAATTTACAGCAAAGAGCCAGGTAAAAAATATCGAGTAGTTTATGATTCTATTGACGATGAAAGAAAAGGCGTAATTTACACAAGATATACTGTAAATCTGGAAGCTATCAAAGGATATTCTGAATCCATCGCAACCACTTTAACGGATTTCAATCTAGAGGAAGAATGGCAATTCTCGCAAGGTCTAGTGGCGGAAGATTACAAGTATACGCATCAGACTAGTCACTTCATTATTTACAATGCTGGAAGCTTTGAAATTGATCCACGTGAACATTATCTACGGATCGTATTAGAAGGAGAATCAGAAGGAAATGTGACGATTTTCAATAAAACAACTGGCGATCGATTTATTTACTATCCATCACTTTCTACGAATCTCGGACAGACATTAGTCTTGGATGGCGTGATTCCAAAATTGAACGGTGTAAGTTGTGGAATCAATACGAATCACGGTCTGATCAATTTGGTTGAGGGAGTCAATGAAATCGAGATCCAAAATATTACTCGCGTGAAATCTTCATGGGATTTCCGTTTCTTATATAAGTAGGTGATTGAGTGACTGATTTAATTATTCGAAATTATGAACAAACCAAAGAAGAAACCCTTGTCGGTTATGACAAGGGTTCTTTTTATGAAAACTGGCAACAAAATGAAACGTGGGAGATTGGCTTTACCGTTACCAGCAATTCGTTGAATCAGGAAGTATTTGATTTAGTTGAATACGAATCTTCTGTTTTCTACAACGGACAGGAATTTGTAATCAAAGAAATGACTCGCAAAGCACTTGGACAGTTGTTGACGAAACAAGTAGTTGCGACACATATCTATTACACGGTTCAAGATGGCTATCAGTACAATACAGTAACTGGTGCGAGATCTATTAGTCAGTTACTCACGCATGTATTTAGTGCAGGTAGTCGTGGCTTTTCATGGGAAGTCATTGATCCAAACAAGAAATTCCTTACAGTCGAACAAGAAAACTTTGGTAATGCGAATTACTTGAAGCTGATCAATGAGATTCTGTCTGACTATAATGCAGTCGTGATTCCGAATAATAAACATCTAACTTTCTATCCTGCCAGTGAGTACGGCCAGCGGACGGAAGAACAGATTCGCTATAAATACAATACAGATGAAGTGTCATTCGATATTGATACGTACAGTCTAAAGACACAAATCAAAGGCTATGGAAAATTGAAGGATGGTGCAAATACTGATAATCCTAAAGATAGTGACTATAGATTTACTCCTATCACTTACACAAGTCCTGAATCACAGAAGTGGGGAATCAGGATACAAGATCCTGTTAAAGACGAACGGTATACTGTATCAGGAAACATGCTCGAGCGGTTAAAGACAGACTTGCAAGATTATCCAAGTATTTCGGGATCCGTAACCTTAAAATGGAAAATCAGTCCCGACAAAGGCGATCACGTCCCATTCATTTATGAACCTTTGAATATCAATACGTACATTCAAGTGGTAGGAATCAAGACGTATCCAGCAATACCAAATAAGCCGCCAGAAATCACATTGAGCAACACAAAGAAAACAATGACGTCGATACTCGCTGAAATGGCGCAGAAAGGAGTGATTTGATGGGGTTATTAAAATTAATCAGTAACCGTATCTCTACGGAATGGAAAGAGAAATTTAATAAAAACATTGACTACCTCAATGATCTTGAAAAGAAACTATCTGATCAAGACAAAACAACGAACAGTCGTATTGATAATCTCGTAATCAACTCGGGCGGTGATTCACCAAACGAAGTAGTGGATGCACGGGTAAACAATAGAGGAGAAACCTTTCCTACATTACACGGCAGATTGGTAGAACATGAAAACCTGACAGATGAACAAATTAGTGAATTAATTACAAATGCCGCTAGTCAAAAAGCACAAGTAGAGCAATTAAACAAAGCAGTCCAACAAATCATTGGAGGGTATAACGAACCTATCAGTATCTATGTTTCAAAGGATGGAAACGACCAGACTGGAGATGGATCTCAAGAGAAACCATTTCTCACGATTCAAACTGCTGTTAATTCGGTTCCGCTCATTACAACTTCTACTGTCACTATTTGGATTAGTGATGGGGTGTATTTGGAAGACGTACTTGTCAACGGTTTAACGTTTAGAACGTTTGTCATACGTCCTTTAAACGATACCAGCACATTAGACCCTCAAGTATCTGATTGTCCAGTTAAAGTTAGAAGTATTATGTTCGCAACGTGCACTGGCTATTGTCAAATCGTTGGAATGCAGATCGTTGACACTGCAAATTCTCCACTTTTTCAAGGAAGACAGTATGGAATTGTCAATGAACAGAGTGGCTATATGGCTATTAGTCAGTGTAAATTTGCGGAGAATACTAAATCATTGGCATATAACGCTGTATACGTAGGTGGGACTTCTAAGATGAATATGTATGGTTCAACAACATTCATTAATCAAGACATAGCTGTGCAAGTTCGTTTGCTATCAGAGTTTAGCGTGGGCGACTTGAAAGGTTCAGGCAATAGCATTGGGGTGTACGTTGATGCAGCAACTGCTAGATATGCCAAGCCAGCTGCAGGATTTGCAACAACTGAAAATAAAATTATCGGCAGAGGTTTGATTATCAACAATGGGCAGGTGTTAAGCTGATGGTTTATAAAATGAATGAATCGATCATTGTGATCCAAGCGGAAGCAATTAAGCCCAATGATACGAATGTTGTTTTTTGGTCGCATGATCGAGGAACAGCTAAGCTTCGAATGAAGTTAGTTCGGAAAAACGGCATCCCTCAAAGCTTACCCGAAGGGACGACTGTTCCGATTCGCTTGATATTTAAATCTGCAACAGCAGAAGACGGATATGGAAAACATGACTATCTTGCCACCATTGAAGATCGTGTGAATGGTATTGTATCTATCGTATTAGAAGATAATATTTTAGGATATGTCGGAAAAGTAGAAGGTAGCGTATATATTGATTTTCCAGACGACCGCTCGTTAGATACGGCTGGTCGTTTTACTTTTGACATCAAACGCAGTCCAATCGATGATAGTACGCCAGAACTAGAAGATTATTATTTCAATGGTTTCAGTCAGACCATTGATAAAATCGAAAAAATTCTAGCTGATGGAAAGCAAGAGATTGAACAGAAAATTACGGAATCTGAAACGCAGATTGATGCGAAAGTAAAAGACACAAACGACAAAATCACGAAAGCTAATCAAGATGTCGCAACTCTCAATACTAATATTGATAAAGCGAATGATCGTATCGATCAAACAAATCAGCAAATCGACGACCTCGGCAAGCTGAAAAAGATGTACAGTAACAGCATCGACTTCGGGGACTATGATTATAGTGGGAATCCGAATTTAATGCGAAAACTTTCTTTTGAAGATTGGGACCTAATGGGAGAGGGCATCACTAAAGCAGATGCTAACGGGGAGTATGTAAGTTTTGATTTTAGTGGCGAGGTAACAGACATGAACATGTATGCTGGTTTTAGTCATAAACTTCCATTATTAAAAGCAAATCAAAAATATACCTTAACAGCAGAAGTTAGTACTGATGTATCGTGGGAAGGACGTATTAGAATGAGCTACCGAATTAACAAGCCAGATGGTAGCCCAGCCCCTAGTGCTGTAGGTACATTAATTGGTGACGTGACTAATCCACAAGCTGGTGTTTGGTATGAATTAACCACAATGGAAAACAATCACACTATTCCTGACCTTGTAAATAACTACAAATCAGTCTGGCTACAAGTTAATTTGTCTAATCGTGAATTTAAAGGTAAGTTAAATGTGCGTTATAACATCAAAATTGAAGAAGGAGAGACGTCTACACCATATCAGCCAAATTTACTCGATGAACCATATTATTTAAGCAGGATTGAACTTGGTGAGAATTTGATGACAGGTAGCTTTCCAGTAAAAAATAGTAATTATGCAATTTTAGGAAGAGCAATAAAAAAACCATTTGAAGTTGGTAAAACATATACATTTACACTGAAGGGTACTAAACCAGCAAACCAAACGTTTAGGCCTTACAACGGCGGTACAATTCCATTTGGAGTGATGATGCCAGTAGAAGGGCAAGTAGACGTTTGGAGTTGTAAATTTACTGTTGAGAAACTAAGTGCTACACCAGATCAATTTAGCTTATATCAGTTCCCTAAAGAAACTGTGGGAGACGTAAATATTGAATGGCTGAAAATAGAGGAGGGCGACACCCGAACTCCGAATATTAGTCAGTTTAAATACTTTGGCGAAGGCTTGAAAGACAGCAACAATCCGAACGACTACAGCTGGGACATCACGCCTGAATATACTGAAAAAGGCTTGAATGATTCGGTAAGCTTAACCGAACCACAATCTGTAGATGGAACTAAGAACTTTTTAGAAACCCCTCTAGTTAATGGGAAAAATGTACTGGTAGAAGAAAAGCCGTTGCCTTATGAAGCGTGGCATTCAACAGGAACTGAACAAACTGGTATTCCTAATAAAGCTCGGTTGATTATTGGACCAGTAGCAACCACCATTGGAGCAAAATTGAATCGATCCATGAAAGAGAATCCGTTGACTTGGAATTCTGGAAATTGGCAAGCCACAGCTAATCGAGACTGTACTTTGTTGGTAGAAGGGCTAGTTAGATATCAGTTTGGCGGATCAACAGCTGGCCAGTATGGTTATATTACTTTTTATAAAGACGATGCTCAAACTAGTTCTATTGGTTTCGCAGGTGGTGTTGGTATAAATGGAACTGCATTGCAATGGAAGCATGGGCTTCACTTTAGTAGAATTTTCGCGTTGAAAAAAGGAGAGTACTTCAATATCACTTTTGAAACTCAGGATGGTAAGAAGTTAGATTTTTCTCAAATAAACACGCTGCACATTATGGAAATAGAATCTTAGATTAAAGGAGTGAAACGATTGAAAAACATTTGGAAATACGGACGTACTGGCGGAAAGTATGCAGGAAAAGTATTGGACGATATGCTTGTATCCGTTCCTTACACAGATCAGCCTCCACTTGAAGGGGTTCGTGCTGATGGCGAACCGCTAACGATTGCTGATCAGATGTTTGATCCTAAACTGAACCAATGGATTGTGTTAGCGAACGCGTTAGATCACAACGATTTAAACAATCTCAAAGCGATGTACAAGGCACTGGAACACGAGAACGGCAGTCTAAAGCAGCTCAATGCAAAACTCATGCTAAACGATGTAGCAATTAAACAGGAAAATACTGCATTGAAAGAAAAAGCTGACAGTTTAGCAAAAATCAATTCAAAGACAATGCTTGCTTCGCTTCAAAACAGCAAGGATATTGCAGAAATTAAAGAGCAATTAAATCCAGAATCAGAAGGAGGTGAGTAGTATGTTTAGTTTTAGCGATGTGAAAATGATGTTTGACTGGGGCTGTTTTACAGAAGGACAGGTTCGTGAATTTGTTCCATTATGTATTACGGATGAAGAAGCGGATGAGATTATTAATAACGAAGAATAGAAGCGTACTCAAACGAGTGCGCTTTTTGTATGGCCAAAAATAGAAAGTGAAGGGTGGAAACATGGTGATCATTGATAATTTAGTTTTGTTATCAGAGTTTAAAAATCTAGTAAGCAATGTTTATATTCAAATTTTTGTTTGGATTGTCATTGCGGATATCATTACAGGAGTTTGTAAAGGACTTGCTGGAAAAGAAACAAATAGTACTAAGGGACTAATGGGGGTAGTAAAGCATTTGCTGGTCGTGGCGCTTGTGCTGATTGCGTATCCCTATCTTAAAATCATGAACTTTGAAGGAGTCGCAACAGCTTTTGTGCTTTCATACATTGCTGTTTATGGAATCTCGGTGATCGAGAATTTAGGTCAGCTAGGAATCCCGATTCCAGATTTTGTGAAAGATCGATTCAGCAAATTAAAAGATTCATCTGAAGAACAAGGAAAAGACAAAAATAATACTTTAGGAGGAAAACAATAATGGTCAATATTATCAATAATTCAGTATGTCGTGGTGTAGCAGGTAAACGTGTAGGAGATGTGAAGGGTGTAGTCATCCATAATACTTGGACAAACACAACAGCAGAACAAGAAATGAATCGTTTAGCAGGAATGACAGATAAACAGTTAGAAGCAGGATTTGCTCATTATTACTGTGATGAAAACACGATTATTCGGACAGAAGATACTTACAATCGTGCTTGGCACGTCGCTAATTCTGACGGTAATAATAGCTATCTCGGATATGAAGTGCGTGGGAATCGGGAAACGCCAAAAGCAGTCTTCCTACAAGCGGAGCAAAATGCTTTCTGGCAAGCAGCGGAGGATCTTCGTTTTTACGGATTGCCAGTTAACCGAGATACAGTCAAATGCCATCATCAATTTTCAGCAACTGAATGCCCTAAGCGTTCACTGATGGAACATTGTGGCTATGATTCTACGTTAGCAGTTCCTGCAGCCATCACTGCTCAAATGCAAGATTACTTTATTTCACAAATCAAGAAATACCATGATAATCCCGCATTGAAACCTGATGGCAGTACAGAAGATCAGAATCATGATGATAAAGTATCAGCAAGTACGCCAACGCATCAAGGGAATGCCTATGGAAAACTAGATATTTTCAAGAAGGTATCAGACAAAACTGTTCGTGTGGCTGGTTGGTTGGTTCCTGATAAACCACAAGGTGCAATTGGAACTTATGCTTACGTACTTGTGATGGAACACGGGACACCTAAAGAATTAACACGTATCCAATCTCAAGGGGTTGCTCGTCCAGATGTCAAAAAGGCATACGGCTATCAAGGTGGCGACGCGCTAGGTTTTGATGTTACTTTTGATTCTAGTTGGATGAAAGGAAAGAAAATTGATATCATCTTACGTCGATGCAATCAGTCTAATGGTGAAGGCGCAGTGAATGATGTGCGGATTTCTGATATCTATTTGACATTATAA